ACCGGGAGCGCCCGCCCCCCCCGCAACACTGTCTCCACCTGCACCACCGCCGGAACCATACCCTACGCCAGCTTGACCAACACATCCGTTACAATCCCAATTGTATCCAGTTCCACCTGTTCCCAGTGCGCTGTTTCCGCCATTGCCGGGATTGCCGTTATTGCCTGCCTGCCCGTCAATCCAGTTTCCTTCGTAATTTCTTGAGCCGCCACCACCTGCTCCGGGAGTTGGTGTCTGGCCTTCCGGAGCTGTTGCCTGTCCTCCTCCATATACTACGCAATCACGGAAAGACGAGTTACCGCCTGCTGTACCGATATAATACGCGCCGCCCAGTCCTTGAAAGACGCCTCCTGCTCCACAGCAAATGTATATGGATTCTCCGGGCGTTACACTGATAACCCCTTTGAAATATCCTCCACCGCCTCCGCTGGCTCCTATATGAGCCTTGCTTGTGCCATAGTGCCCTCCTACTCCTGCCGAGCCACCAGCCTGCAACTCCACTTCTATACGAGTAGTGTCTACCGGCACTGTGAAGTAATAACAGGATCCCGGTACCGTAGGCTGTGTTATGCTCCCGGTGTTATCTTTTTTCATCTGTCGGGCGATTTCCCGTATTCTGTCTTCCAAGAAATTCTGAACGCCAAGGCCAAATTTGATCGGCACTGCGTGGTTATCGTTCTTGGCTTCGCCCTTATATGCCTTGTCAATCGGCACTGCGCTGCCGTTGCTGGCCGAACGTGTTTTCTTCTCGTATGGGTTGTATGGAATGATGATTTCCGTCCTTCCATCATCGTATACATAAGTCGGCGTCAACCTCTTTACGATGGTATCAACGAGAACCCAATCTATGCCGTTTCCCATTACGAACTCCATTCCTGACGACAAATATCACGAATATAAGAATCGAGAGAGGCCAGATCGAACATGTCTACGGTAAACCACATTCTCTTTGCCAAATTGCTTCTGTCACCAACAACAAGCTGATGCAATAACACTTCTTTTACACTCATGTCCCCCCCTAATTACTTGTTAAATATCACCAAGTCACAATGATAATTCCATTTTCTCCTGCACCGCTAGGCATATCAATAACACCTTGTCCTCCTGCACCATACCCTGTAAAAAACGGAGATGCTCCGCCGGGACAGGGCGTTCTGTTGTTTCTGGTAGCGTTACCGGTTCCCTGATTTCCATTAAGCTGCTGTATAACCTGCGTTACACCTTGTACAGTCGCGATACCCGCGGCTCCTCCTTCTGCGTGATCTGGCCCTCTGCCACCTCCGCCGCCGCCACCGCCGGTACATGTTATATAAGAGCCGAATGATGTTGTTCCGCCTGCTATTCCAAGAGCCTCACCTGAAACAGACGCTCCTCCCGCTCCAATAGTTACCGGAATACCGGAATTTGGTGTAACAGCTATAATTGCCTTGGCATATGCCCCTGAACCTCCTCCCGCTCCGGCTCCCCAATCACCGTGTCGTTCCCACACTCCCGCTCCGCTTCCACCGGCTCCCTGACATTGAACCGTTACGGATGTAACACCCGACGGCACATTGAATGTAAAGGAACCGGGTGTTACGAATATGGCCTGATTGTCCGATGATATGATTGCCTGAATTTCATTCACGCGTTCGGTAAGGCTTTCTATCTGTGACTTCAACCACATAAGATCAACGCCGAATAAATCTTCTCCGACCAATCTTACTTTTTCCGCAAGATTGGTCGCCCCCCACATAGAACTTTTTCAAATCGCGACTTTTCATTTCATTACGTCCTGTGATTCAGGTCATGCAACACTTCCATACGACCTTTCAATAATGTTACTTCCGATCTCAATTCAGACACTTCTTCTTTCAGGCTGTCATGATTGGAATCAACCAAATCTATTCTCTCCATAAGCCTTATTTCCATGTTATAAACATTATCCTTTTCATTAACAAGCAAATTGCTTATGTCATCAAGCCTGTTGTTGAGCCGTTTGAAGAGGTACCACAATACAGAAGAAATGCCGGACATAAGCCCTAATACTGCATACATAAGCATTTCAGGTGTTATAAAATCCGGCATGATTATCTCCAGCTCGTTACGACGCCTGCGTCCATTGAGCCGTCAATGTAACGTCAGCCGTGACCGTTATCTGGCTTCCCGGAGTGTGAGTCGTTGACCCATCACTATAATTGTTGAATGTATACCCTGTTCTTGTCGGTGGCGTTGACGGAATGGTATATAGCGCATTGTTCAATACCGATGTATTGCTTGGCAAATTCTGAACATCTTCCGCTTCCGAGCCTGAAACATATGTAATGTTCCATGTTTGTACTTCTTCGTATACAAAAACGATATGCCCTGTTTCAAGCGGAGATCCTGCTCCCGGGTCTTCCGTAGTCCATGTTATGCCGCGATCATAAAACAGCTTCTTGTCAGTTCCCAGTTTAAGGTCGTTTCCACTGTCAGAAGACAGCAGCCCTTCGCCGGTAACCAGCAATTTTTCATCCGTTCCCTTTGTGATAAGATTGCCTTCGTTTGTAGAAATAATTTCATCGACGTCTGAAATACCACCGCTTTTTTCTACATACAACTTGCCATCGCTTTTTACGGTAAGCTGATTGTCAGCTTCGGATGATACAAGGCTGTTGGCATCTACCTTGGCGAACAACTTGTCATCCGATCCTTCAACGATAATGTTATTGGCATCTGTAGAAATAAGATCGGAAGGAACGACTTCTCCCTTTTCAACAAACAGACCATCGCTTTTCACGACAATCTGGTTGTTCGACTCCTTGGACACCAGCGTATTCGTATCTACCTTGGCATACAGCTTGTTATCCGATCCGGTTACTATGATGTTGCCTGCATTGGTAGATACCAAATCAGAAGGAACGACTTCTCCTTCTTCGACATACAGCTTATCGTTTTTGATAACAAGACTGTTTCCGGCTTCTGGAGATACCAGATCGGACGCTTTTACAGGATCGACTTTGGCGAACAGTTTGCTGTCCGTTCCCTTGGTGATTATGTTGTTGGCATCTGTAGAAATGAGATCACCGAGGACAACATCTTTTGTTTTTTCAACAAACAACCCACCGTCCGATCCCGTCGTGATAGCGTTATCTGCGCTATCCGATATGAAATCTTTCGGATTGGACGGATCCACTCTGGCATACAGCTTGTTATCCGATCCGGTTACTATGATGTTGCCAACATCTCCGGAAACAAGATCACCGGCTACAACGGAAGCTGCCGTCTTATTAACGTAAAGCTTGCCGTCCGTTCCGATTTCAAGAATATTGTTTTCCTCGCTCGATACCATATTGGCTGGCTTGACGATAAGCTTCCCGTCTTCCGCCACTTCCAGCATGTTCGGCGTAATAGCCGATACGATTTCGTTAAGATCGGATCCGCAATTCAGGGCCTCGCAAATAGCCGCTTTATCTTCCGGCGAAGCACTGGTGATAGCCGCCTTAAGCTCCTCCGTAAAGTTTTCACATGAAACCAAATTAACCATACTCTGTCTCCTATAAACAACCGCTGTTATTCACTCGCCTGCCATACTGCCTTGAACACAGAAGGCTTGACAGTATTCCATTCATCGTCATTCCATTTGACTTCTTCCGAAGGCAAATATGTTTTATCGCCGTTTGCCGTATCCTGCCAGTTCACGAAAGTGAATCCCGTTCGCGTCGGCGTGTTTCCCGACACCGTAAACCCGACGGCAGGATTATAAGACTGCCCGGACGGCATATTTTCGGCTTCCCCATCCGTCGTATAGCTCATGACAAATTCCCATACTGCATATAACGTCAGGCTATATCGTTCGGCTATTGGCGATCCCACTGCATAATTAACGGTCTTGCAATCCGGTGACTTGCTCCATCCCCTGAACACCGTGTTTTCAGGCTCTTCGCTCCATGCCGGTGCATTTACCGACTTGCCTGCTTCGACGATCGCCTTGGCCGGGACTTCTCCCCCTATGCCAGAAAACAGATTTACATAAGTGATCGCTATGGTCTTGGTTATCGGCTTGTCTTGTGGACAAGTCATGTCAACAGGCTGGTATGTCCCGTCATTGAACAATATCCATGTCCTGTCACATCTTTCGAATGTGCCTACAGCCAGCTTCGGCATGGATAGTATATGAACCTGAACCGGCTTGCCCGTTACAAGTTCTATTCGGTATGATTACAGACGGCCTTTCCTCATCGTCATCGCTTTTTTTCGGAAAGCAACCGCATGACGGAAAATCAAGCGCCTCACCGACTGCATATCCTATAAGATCTCCACCATCTGCACCGCATCCTGCGTTGACTTCTACCGTAGCCCCTTCTCTTGGAGACGGATAAATGTAGCCTATCGTCGTTCCGTCACAATCCTGTAGCGCAACTGTGGCATCAGGCGGTTGCTGGTCCGGGCGGAAAGCCGCCCCTCCACCGGGCAATGGCATGGTAGCAAAATAACCGCACGGAGTTTCCGTCGGCTTCCATCTCATCTCATTGCATACAGTAGTCTGCTGCTTGTTGATGACGTGATCAATACAGGCTTCTACACCGGTATCGGTCCATTCACGAGTTTCTTCATTGCGCCATTCCGTCTGGCCGTACTGGTTTACGTATTGCCGACTTATCTGATACGTATCGGAATCATCCGTCACTATGCAGTTTTCACGACCGGTAGCCGTCCATATCGCCCCGCTGGTATCGACCTCAACCCAACGCAAATCATTGCAACGATTGGTCTGCTGCTTTTCGAGCTTGCCGGATTCAGAAGTTCTGGTTTCTCCGGTATCGACCCATGAAACCGTTTCCCCATCTTCCCATTTCAGTTGACCATACTGGCTCCTGTATTCGTTGCTTATCGTATAGGTATTGGACTCTGCGCTTGCGTTTATGCACCGGAAATTTCCTGTCGGAGTCCATACAATACCTTCGTCATCTACAAGAACCCAACGAAGGTCATTGCATATAGTGGCCTGCTGCTTGCGTACCGTACCGCTGCCCGTGTCTTCGATAACCCCGGTGTCTGTCCAGTCCCGGGTTTCTTCGACTTCCCACTTTCTCTGATCGAACTGGTTGATATACTCCCGTTCCACCGTATAAGTGGCAGAAGCGGTATCATCGCCTATATCGCACCGGACATTCCCGGTCGCCGACCACTGCACCTCCGACTCGTCAACATCCACCCATCGCAAATCGCCGCACTGATCCGTCTGCTGACGCTGTACCTTGTTATCCGTCGTAATCTGATACTCACCGGTATTTGTCCAGACAAGATCCCCGCATTCTATCCAACGAGTGTTGCCAAGACCGTCGTCTTCCTGACATTCCAGTTTGTCTGTTTTGACATTGCATCGCTGCTTGTCATTGAGCTGCCAGTCCGGCTCCGCACATATTACCGGACATCCTCTCATGCCCGGATCAAGCTTGTTTGTATTGGTAGTCGTATTGAACAGGGCCATGACGGAGGCAGTCCCGATACCATCGCCTTTGTACACCGCCACCATCAGGGTGTTCTGGGGAGCATCGAGAACGATAACCGGATTGTCCTTCGTCATTCGTACCGGCGGATATTCTCCCGCTGCCGTACATTCCCCGCATACCAAGGGCTGCGACGCTTCTATTTCAGGCTCTTTTTGCGGAACCGAAATACAATCGCAATACTGTCCCAGATCTCCTGCTTTTATTTTTAGGATGTTAAAGGTGATTTCATCCCCTTCAATAAGCCCTATACCGCGTATTGTTACCTGATGTCTGAACCCGAATATCGGACTTACATTATTGAACTCACCGGGATTGAACAGATTGAACCATCTCGTTTTAGGATCGACATCAATCATATTCCCCTCCTTCGTTTATTGCGTTTATAGCCGATGCCGTTTCATCCACCGTCCAAGGAATAAGGCCCATGACGTGATCGTTCAACATTCTCGTCTCTGTGGATTGCATGGTCAGCCTGAACCCCACTATGTCGTCCTCATCCTTGATGTGCCGTACCGCCCGCATGGGCTGGCCTTGAGGCGCGCTTATGACGGCGACAGGATTGTTTTTCTTCAATATGACAGGAACCCCGTTATATTGAAGAACGGCCTTGGATGTAACAACAGGAGGAGTGACTACAGGAGGCGGACACTTGCACATTTCAGAATCCATGCCGGGAGCATATACAAGCTCGAAATGAACATAGTCCTCATCGTTCAATCCCATCGCAACAAAGGTAAGCTCCCCTCCTACCGGTATTTCGAAAACACGAGATGCATCAGACAGGCTTCCCTTGTCCAGCAATACTTCCCTGTCAACCTTCGCCATTGCAGTTCTCCATGATCTTCATCATTTCGTCACTTACCGTGTTTACAACCGTCTGCAACATGGTGACGTCGCCTATCGGAAGATCAAGGTCTATCTTCTTGTGCCAATACACCAGCTTTACGCCATTGACCTTGCCGCCATTCTGCACATGAATATTACGCTCCATGCCTGATCTGTTGGTCAGTTTCATAATCGCCGACCCGGTCGGATCATATCCTGTAACCGATCCGAAAGCGTCCCATCCGATATGGTAAAGTCTTGCTCCAACCGGTACACTTCGTCCTGCTATTTTTATTTCCATGTCTTACCTCGTCATATTGGGGAAATCTGATTCAAGTTATAACTCTGTACTCCATTAGGCTGTACTACGTTCGATGCAGGGATATTGCCGGACCTTCCGTCAAGTGTAGGTGCCTGTGGTCCGGCTGGAGTTACGCCCTGTACCGGCTGATTGGCGGCAACGGCCAAGGCGTTTTCTATGACCGGATCGGTCAAGCCAAGGGCGTCTATCGGAAAGCCAGCCTGCTCAAGCAACTGGCGAATGGCGTATTCTATGGGCTTCTCAAGATTGGGAACTCCCTGTGACCGCGCTCCAAGCAACGATGGTAAAATCTGCTGCTGTTTTTGCGCTTGCAGGTCTTCTTTGAGAAGGCCAGTTATGCCACGGACTTGCAAATTTATATCCTGACCGTCTCGCAGCTCCGGCTCATTAATCATAAGATATTGAAATAATCCTGTAAACATGGGTTCTAACAACCGCATATCCTCATTGATAGCCATACCCTTGATCGTTCTCAATGCGTTGGAAACCCGCTGCGTATATTCGCCAAGGCTGGATCTGCCGAAGTCCTGTGCGCTATACGCAAACGCCGGAATACCGCAGTCTTCATCCGCCATGCGCAGAAAACCGGATATCTGTGTCATGATCAAATGATATTGCGCCGATACCGTATTCATGGTTCTCAACGCATCCGGCATACTTCCCGTCGCTCCGAACCTTTCTTCCACGCCATATCCGAAACCGGGCTGAAGATTTCGTGCATCATTCGGATCTGAAAATGCGCCCGGATTGTACAAAACGGGCGGTCTGGCCGACCAGTCAACATTATGCTCGAATGTGTGAAGCAATCTGTTGACGCGCTGCTCCGTGTCCCACAACATTCCCGCCAGACCGACATAATCGAAATGGCTTGATCCAAGCTCGACAAACGGGGCACCAAAATAGGTTCTGGTCTCTCCTTCCGGTTCCTTTATAAGCAGACATCTTATCGTTCTGCCGCCCACGATTTCCACTCTGGCGCTCATATAATCAAGAGTGTCTATGCCGTGGATGCCATAATCCGCCAGCTCACTGCCGGAAAAATAGCCCTCATGAATCAGAATCGGTATCTTTTCGTCCAGATCCCAGAAATCATTGTCATCGTTTCTGTCCGTGGATTCTTGCAATATCCATACCCAATCCCGGTTTTTCGTTTCGAACTCTTCCAGCACATCCCGAATGGCGCTTTCGTTATATCCCGGCGTCTTGGCGCACTGAATCAGTTGGGCCTTGGTTATGTAGGTTATCTCCGTGTTTCCCGTATTGGTTTGCAGACTGCCGTCCTTGCCGTCGTCTATCGGGTAAAAGTCATGTACACTGACATATCCGAACGTCGGCATGACAACCCAGTCACGCTTCACTCCGGACGTTCCGGTATATGAAATATAAGGTTTGGCTCTCCATATCGGAAACCGCATGTAGCCCATGCCGTAAAGCGCCTGATCCCGCTTCATGCCTATGTACGCCTGCCTGAATCCGCCTTCTATGGATATGTCGCGCATACGCGTTTGCATGCGCATGGCCGCCTGCGATGCTTCAGTGACTATACGTGCCTGCTCTGCCTTTTTAAGCGCTATGGCACGTTCCTGCAAAAAGTATTTCACCCTGTCATCAACCTTGCCTTTTGAAGTCAACAACAGGGACAGATCCGCAATACCGGAATCCTGCGCATGACGGTACACTTCCTGCATGAGATAAAACCGTATGCGGTCAAGGGTTCCCTTGTCTATGGTAGGCTCCGGCGTGGCCTGACAGGTAGCCATAGCATCAAGTTGCGGCAAGACAAGATCGACTCCCCAGTTTACCGTCGCGTTGACTTTCTGCTGTGTAACGCCATAATACCGCGACGGCGTAAACCCGAACGCCATCTCTATATCCGCCGCATCTTCCGCCGTGTATTCACGCGCGTATTGCTTCTGCGCCCGTATTCTGGCGCTCCACACCGTCTTTCCCTGATGCTGTATATAAGACTGCTGACGTTCGTATGAACGCCTTGTACGAGCAGCCGCTATCTCGGCAATTTTATCCTGCCCCTTCGGAGACAGTCGTTTCTCTTCCGCCATTCGAAATTCCTATCTGCTGTTCCATCCTCCAAGCGCACGAGGCTTTCTGTTCTGCATAGCCAGAATATCAGACAACCGCATGTTGTTGTATGTCATGTCGTACGCTTCTTCCGACATCTCCATTCCCTTGAGCTTCATGCGACCGTTCAACAAATCCGCCCCGCTTGTTGCGAGATATATGGCAAACGTTTGCAGGGCATCCGCAAAATGGCTCGTCCAGTCATGAATAGGCACCTTGCTTAAAATATTGCGCTCCTGATCGAACGCAAACCTGTACTGCTTCAACGTGTCCAGAATGAAAGCACAGTCCTTCGCAGGATCGTCAACCGGCTCTTCGCTCTTGTTCACTTCCATTATCCGTATGAGCTGCGATGACGCCGATATGCCGTCGCTCTTTCTCGACGGCTTGCCTACCGGCGTGAACTTTATCCCGTAATTCAACGCCTCCGCATACCGTGATATCCCGTCAAGATCCCACGTCTTGGACATGACATCATGCGGACCGACATGCTCACCGTACCGGTACGGCTTTGACCTCAACTCTTCCGCGCAGGTGGCAAGGCCCCTGTTTTTTATAGACGACCAGTCTATAAGCCGCGGGACACGATTTATAATCTGCCAGTACAATATGACCGTACCATCCGCAGAGCCTATATCCCACGAAGTATGCACCGGGTATCTCGGATCGTATTTTATGGGGAACGCCCTGTCCCTTTCGCATTCGACCAGCTCTTCAGCCCATACGGCCCCTACTACCGCGGCTTCCCATTTGGACTCGAACTCCTGTGAAAACAGCGCGTCACCGAGCACCGCCCCGTATCTCGCCCTGTATGTCTGCCTCGTCTTGTCAAGAAGCTCCTTGGAAAACACATTGACATCGTATGCGGACAAATGGCTGGCGTAGCTGTGCGGATCCGCCTTGGCGTCCATATACTCGTTGTAGAAGTGATTCTTTCCACGAACGGAAGATACATGTATGGACCACCCGTTGTTTTCGAGCAGCATAGGCTCGAAATAGGCGAAAGCGTCGGGACGGGATATCGCCGCTTCCGACATGACTATGCCGACGGGAGACCCGCCGACCAGACTGTCGATGTTGTCCGACCCTATCAACTGCCACACGGAATTATTGTGGAACGTTATTTTCATCGACTGGTTGTCGACGTGACGTATAAGCTCCGGCGGAAAAATGTCCTTCCACCGTTCACGCTGCGTCACCGGATTGCGCATGTCCCACAACACCTTTCTGGCCTGCGCATACTCCGGCAGACAGTGATAGTACACACCAACCCGCTGATGCAGCTTCACCGCCGTTATGTGCATGGCGACCTCGTCCTTGCCTAGCCGACGCGCCCATGCAAGCACCGCTCGCCGAAAGGTCGGCTTCATGGCCTCCCTCCACACCGGCACCTGATAGAACCGCGGCTTCCATCCGTACGCGGGCAATGTGATATTAGCCATCTCCCGCCTCCCCGCCGTCTGTCGATGCATCAGGGCAGCACTCCATTATGGTACCACCCGTATCCGGAAACGTCGGATGATGCACTACGGGAAAGCCCGGAGGCTCGCACATGATGACGTTCACCTTAATGGTGAAACATTCGCTGAAACCATTCTTCAAACGAATGGAAAGACGATATACACCGTTTGGAAGATCGTCAGGTACAGGCCCTATCTTCACAGCACCCTGATTTTCCGTGTCCTCTTCCACCCTGACGGCTACGCCCGTACAGTTTCCGCATAGCCACGCCGTCGAAAGCGGGGGACAGTCCGACTTGCCAAGAACTATGTATGGATCATCCTTCGTCACTGTTATCATAAAGGCTCCGACGCAATCTTTCTTCTTTCACTCGGGTACAGACATCAAGCACAACGGCAAACAAAACGATACCAAGCAATACAAAAGCGGCAACGGTAAAAACCGTTCCGGTCATCAGGGCCAGCACCACGGCGATCGCCAACACCAAGACCCTTGTACCGGCGCAGCATTGGCAATATGGTGCGAACAGTTCCAGAAATTGCTGAACACCGTTCAGTGCGTCGATATGATCGCAGTGACACGGATTGATTTTATGATACCACGCGGCATCAGGGTCAGGCGTATAAAACTCTTCTTCCGGCGTCATTTTCTGTTTCTGCCTTTCGTGAACCCGACAGGCATCAGTCCCAAAATAACCGGCGGTCTGGAAAGAACGCCCTGCTCGATCGCATTTACCGCAAGGTCTCTCGGCGAAAACCACCGTCTCGCCTCGACGATCCCGTCTCCCGTCACGTTGGGGCCTGTAGCCCTAAACGTCATTCGCGCTCCTTCTCCGGACATCGGCGTGAAAGTCGTATCTGTTTCGGCGTCATACACCTTTTCGAACATTCCCGGCCTGACATGCCCCCTTGCGTCCATAATACCCATTCAATTCCTCCTGTGTCGGCATTCTGTATTTGTCCGGCTCCCTCCATATGGCAGACAACGTGTGGTGCCTTGGATAAGACGATGGACAACTGCATAATATAATAAACACCTCGTTGTCCGGCTTGTATACCGCCGGCATTCCCCTGACAAGTATTCTCGCCTGATCCGGTGTCATTTTTCCGCCGGGGGTTCTTCCACGTCCGGAATGTCGGACAACGACGAAAAGTCCTGTATGACCACTTTAAGCGGCCCGCCGTCCGGATTCACCAGCGCCTTTTTCTCGATGAACATCGGATCGTGCGCCTTTGCAAGCGCCAGCAGCAACGAGTCGCTGTACTGCTTCTCGACGCCTACCACTTCGCCCTTGTAATACACGCTCTTGTCCACGCCATTCACGCCACGGCGTATGACTTCCGCCCGGATCTCTTCCACGATATTGGCCCGGACATCCTGCTCCATCTCGCGAAACTCGTCACTTATCTCGCGTTCCTTCCTTATTTCCGCGAACGGGATCCCGGCCATCGTCGCCGCCTTGCGCTCCAGCCCTTTCGTCTCCCTTAACGCGTTGAGATACCGTCCTATAGCTTCTCCGTTCATTCAATCCTCCTCTGCATGAACCTAGCATAAAGCCCCGCTACAGTCAATAAAAAAAGCCCACACATATTTCTATGTGCGGGCTTCCAAAGGATCACGAAACTACTTGAGTACGAGAATCAGGTCTTCTGGTATGGACCAGTCTTTATTCTACACCATTCTTTTCCGTCTTTGCAAGAAAGTCGTAATATCTTTCCGTCACCGCATACTCCACATGTCTCATGAACAGCCGTATGTCCGTCACCTCCGCCCCCGTCTTGTACAGGGCATAAACCAGCAGCTCCGTCGCCACGTCCGTCGCCACGTCGTGCCTGTCGTAGTCGGACAGGCGAATGAACTCTATGGAAGCCAGTGTGTCTTTCGACAACTGGCCGACGATGTCATTTATCCGCTGCACGGTCAAATCTTTCCGTCCTCGTCCAGCGCCGCTCCAAGCGCCGCGTATCCTGCCAGATCGACCCACGAATCCCGCTTGCCCTTCGTCGTCAGTCGCGAGATCTTCAGCAGCGACATCATGGCCGCCACGTCCCGTGGCTCCACCGGTGTGCCGAGATACGCTCCCCACATGACCGCTATGCGGGAAAACGACGCGTACGACGACCCGTAGTCCTCGCTCCTGTCTCCCGTCACGACCGCCTTGGCTTCATCCAGCAGTCTGGCCGCGCCGTCCTCCTTCGACGCCGTCACCGCCTTTCTGCCTATCTCCGTCGCCACCCGTTCCTCATATGTCATCATGCTTCTTCTCCCTTTCGTTTTCCTGTTTTATCAGCGTCGTCACCACGATGTCGTCCGCCTCCGCCACCGACAGCAGCCTCAATGCCGCCCTCATCCGCTCCACTCCCGCCTTCGCCGCGTCAAGCTCCCGCTGCGTCACAGGTGAAAGATAGTGAATGCGGTTTATCAACTGCCTTACCGGCTCGAGCCCGATATTTATGCCCTTGCGCTTCTCGATGATCCCGAACACGTCAAGGAACCCTCTTGCCGCCGGAATCAGCCTGTACGTCTCTCCATACATCATGTCGGAAAACACCGCCTCGCCTTTTTCGGAAACGGACAGCGTCCCCCGTGTATCAAGCTCGCTGATCATGTCGTCTATCGGCGCCATGATATATGACACCAGTACGGGGTTCGACGAGAGCTTCGGCGAGAAGCGCTTCGGTACGTACTTCCTGTTCCGCCTTTTACCGCCCGCCACGTCATGCCCTCCCTTCCCCGGGCTCCGCGACCGTCGGCTTGTGGCAGGGCCAGAATACCTCCCACAGTTTATTGTCCATTTTTATCACCGGGATCTTTTTGTCTCCGAACAGCCCGTACAGGCGTTTCGTCCTCGTGAATTTGCCGTCCCGCTTCATCCGCGCCCAATGTCCCGCCTTGACATCCTCGATGAACGAAACATGACCGTCCGGCTCGAACACCACATCGAGCAGCGCTTTCGGATACTCCCTCTGCGGACTTCTTATTTCACGAAGCCCCGCTTTTTGCAAACGTATCTCGCTGTCGAACGTCTCCCTGTTCTTCGTGAACAGCACAAGCTCTGCCAGCATGACGCGCTCCCGCTCCCACGCAATGACACTGTAGTCCCGCTGGTCTCTCAAAAACACCGCCTTTCTCATACCCTGTTCTTTCTTCTCAATGCCCGTCGTACATCCTTTCCGGATACCGTCTCTCCATATCGACGACAAACACATACTGAAACGCCGCTATCGTTCTGTCCAGCGTCTTCAACACGGCATCCGCCGTCGCCTTCTCCACCGTTCTCCACCTGTCCCCGTCCACCACCTTGTCCGCCAGCCCGAGCTTTTCCGCCGCCTTTTCCTCCTTCATGGCATCACAGAACCTCATCGCCCTTACATCGGTCACGACATACTCCATACCGCGGGACTGTACCGTCGCGTTCACCCGTACCGGAAAATGCACGCACAACGTACTTCCGTGGATATCGGAAAAGAATCTGACCGGATCGCCCCGCTCGTTACCGATTATGAAATCGTCTGAAACAACAATCGGAAACGGCACGACAAGCCGCGTCGCCGACAACGGTTTGTCCCTCATCAGCCTTTCGAAAAACTCCTTTTGTTGCAGCCTCATGACACGTCCTCTGTCGAGTACAAATTACCGCCCGCATGAACCAGCGTCTTTTGTCCTGTCACAAGCAGAAACAGGGTCCACGTCGAATAGGATATTTCCGTCAGCCCATACTCGTATCGCCACCATGTGTTTCTCGTTATCTTCAGCAAGTCCGCCACCTTCTGTAGCGTAAGTTTCAGTTTTTTCCGTGTCGCCCGTATTTCCGCCGGTGTCGGGGGAACCCATTTTTCCTTCATTTACCACCTCCTTTTTTTTCAAATTGTACTACAAATTGTAGATGTCAGCAACCGGTAACCCGGAGACTCTTTCGTATGTAATGGGGTAGAGGGTCATATACGTTATGACAAGTTGGTGCTATACGTACTTGTCATATTGCAGGTTATAAAACATGAAGTGTATGCGCATTCATAAAACATGAAGTGTATGGTGACAAGTTGGTGCCTTTATGGGCTGCAACTCGCAACCGGGAACTGGCTGTTTGTAGGGAGCAGGGCGCTATGCCTGCCAGCAAAGGAGTCACACCATATAGGGTATAGGGGTGGGGAAACCGGGTACAGGGGGTATATTTCAAGTTAGTAAGCACCCACTACCATCTCCTCGCGCGCGTACGTGTGTGCGCGTTATATTTGCTACGCTGCCATGTGTAAAAAAAAAAATAAAAATGTGTAAAAAGCACTTGACAATCTATCGCACATGCTACACAATGTAGCCATAAACCGATCACACAACTACATCAAGGAGAGCGAGCCATGTATTACATCATCATTAACAACAAGTGGACACCCATTACCGCCAAGACATTGCGTGGTGCCAAAAGACAGGCAACCCGACGTGGTGCGGACGTCGTATATGAGACGCGCGAGAGTGACCGCAAGGACAGGTATACCGGAGAGGCCGTTAATGCACTGATTAGCGTAGCCAAAAAAGGATTGCACTGGACAACAAACAGTATGGGATATACATCCCGCATAAGTCCTGACAAGTGGATTGACACAGAAGAATTTGTCGAATACATGCCGGCAAATATATTACCGGTATAAACAAGGAGAGCGAGCCATGTATTACATCAGAACAGGTGATAGCTACAGGCAGCTTACAGCCAAAACGTTGCGTGGTGCCAAGAGACAGGCTACACAGGCAGGGTGCAACAAGGTCTATGAGGTGTGTAACAGCAAGCTTATAGACAGTCGCACGGGGAAAGTAATCAACATGCTGTTATGCGTGTCAAGAAAAGGCGGCATGTATACGTACCGAAACGGTGGTTTTATTGATATGGCTCCGCACATATGGTGCGACGGCACGAATTTTTTAACCTTTTTGCCGGCGGGAAGCCAACGCCCATAACGATTATAAATAAATGTTATGTATTATATTGACACTAAAACATCACTGACTGGACGATACACTCCGATAAAGGCCGGCAGCCGGCGTCAGGCAAAACAGATTGCAGACAGCGTAAACAGCGCAACGGTGTACGAGACGCGCATATCGGATTGCCAACTGAAAAACCGCCTGTATTGTGTGGCGTATAAAAAATATGGAGAGTGGACAGACTGTGACAACTATATACAACTTGTGCCATCGCGCGCATTGCCAGCTTGATAAACCGGCCATTTGGCCGGTTTTATTTTGGCAAAATGAAATAAAAAAAGTGCAAAAAAAACTTGACAATGCCTTATACATGCTACACAATGTAGCTGTTGATTAACCAAAAGGAGAAACGAAATGAACTTATCGAGCATTAAAGAGCTGCGCATAATAAAAACAGATACGCAATTCGAACGGACGAATTACCGTGTTCTTGCCAGTTATACAGACATCGGTGTGTACTCTAACGGTTATGTCGGCAATATAACGACGGCCAGCGAGCACTCCATAAATGACGCTCTGAAACACTTCAACGAGCTGTCTGACATTCTGGTAAAGGACATATGCTATGTTTCGATCAGACGGAAAGAAGGCGACCGGTATCAAGTATTTTATCGCTACGACACCGGGGAACACGCGAAAACCCAGTTCGTTCACGTAAATTACCGCGGTGACTTGCTGTCCAAGCTGTCGGAGCATTTCAACATGCCGTGCGATTTTTACCCGACATTCATAGGATATATCAACGATATTGACATTCAGGAGCTTGTAAATTCCATTGACATATCATCCGACGACAGACGCGAAGACATAGAAAGCCTGCTCGAAAACCTGACAGACGGTGGCGACGTGCAATATCAGGGTGAATGGTATCCGGGCCGTCTGATTGCCGAAAACAACTTTACGGATTACATAAAAGAACTGGTCAGTGAATGCTATAACCTTGATGACGTACCGAACTTTGTAGAAATAAACTGGGAAGCTACGGCCTGCAATTGCAAGATTGATTACTCCGCCATACTCATAAACGGCACAACGTATTATTACAGGTGACAGCATGAAAACCATAACACTGTACGAGTTCAATGAGCTATCCAAGGAAGCGCAAGATACCGCCATCAGAAACTATTGTCCGCATTATGACATGGATTTCGTGATCAAGGAGGAAACGGAAACGCTTGAAGAGCTTGGGTTTACGGATGTCAGCCTGTGTTACCGCATCAGTTTCTCGCAAGGCGACCACGTAAAGACGAACGGTGACATATCGTTCGCAGACGCTGTAAAACTGACAGGATATAAACTGTCAGTTTTAAAAACAAAAGTCATAGATGACCGGGTGGAACTGGAAATAACAGGTTCCCGCGTCAATGTCAGCTGGTATTACGACCGTGATCTCAACTATGTAGACGCGACAGTTGCCGCAGTCGTCAGGGAGCTTGAAGACTGGATAGAAAGAAACGACAAGGCAATTTACCGCCGGCTTTCGGATGAGCTGATGGAGCAGTTGTCGGATGAATCCAAGCGTGCCGATCTGGAAGCGTTTCCAGACACGTGGTATTTCGAAAACGGTATCAGGGCGCTTATATAACCAAAAGTAATATGCCCTAGAACGCGTTTAAAGGCCCTTCAGAGCGTTTTCAGGACTTCAGGCTAGGGTAGTACCCACCCAACCGTAAAAACGCAATACAGGCCGTTCTGACGCGTTCTAGGGCATTCCAGCCAAAGGAGAACGATCATGCATTACACAGAACTCAACAGGGAAGCACAACTTCGCGCATTGTCAGACGCCTGTTCCACTTTAGCCAATGACAAGGACAAATACACGCCGGTAATAGACAAGTTCGTCAAATCGGATCCTGACATTCACAACGCGGTATGCTCCGGCACCGTTACCGTGGGCTTATACCTTGTCAATGACGAAATACCCTTTTCCGTATGGACGTGCAAGGATGCAAACCGCGATTTGCTGAAACGCATTTCCGTCTTGTCGAACAGACTGGATGAAGCCCTGAAAGATGAATTTCTGTATTGGTCAACCCTTGCCTGCGCATATCCCCAAGACGACATGCTCATGGGCCTTGTGATGAATACGGATTACAACGAGGACGGCACTATCGAACAATGCCAAATCCCCCTAGAACGCGTTTAAAGGCCCTTCAGAGCGTTTTCAGGACTTCAGGCTAGGGTAGTACCCACCCAACCGTAAAAACGCAATACAGGCCGTTCTGACGCGTTCTAGGGCATTTACAAGGAGCAAGGACATGATGATCAAGATATGGTTTCGAAATTTCAATTTCTATATTTCAAAGGATGAGGTGGCAACTTTCGTTTCGGACGCAGACCCGGGCGACAGGACAGCAGGCTACCGCGTGTCTTTCTGCTGGCCCATCAGAACGCCGGCTGGCAAGATGACAGTTACCCTTTTCGAACGACTGGCAGACTAGAGAAAGCTGCCGGCAGCAAACAGCGCGTCAGGGAAAAGCCTGACGCGCTTTTCTTTTTTCAAACGATACCGACTTGCAGCGCTTTGTGCCGTCCATTTTCCAAGTTGTCAGGTGCGACTAGCAAAAGTTTCCCGTAAGCAATATTGCCTGTAGGAAATACACAAGTTTTTTTTGTAAACGCTTTATCGACGGCGCAATTTTTACCTTTGTAATAACGGGCGGAAAGTACTTGGAAAATTTTTTATTACTGTATAAATTTACAGTATAATTTTTTGTTTCCTGCTCAATTTCATTAATTCCAAAAAAAAAAAAATCAGAAATGTACGAAATTTAATGGAATTTACTACAGTATTTAACACACAATGAAATTTTAGATATCCAACCAATAACGCGTAAATAAAAATTGGCTACCTAAATTTTCATCAGATGAAAAAAAATATTTCAACTCAAAAGGCGCCTCACGAATGTTTATAAAATTGTCATATATTTTTATTCCACATATATCTAGATTAAAGTAAAATAATCGAAGTACTTGAAAAAAATCAGCAAAAATATATTGTCATGCAAATTTATTCGTGCTAGAATGCCACTGTCTGTAACATTTTATGAAAGGATCCGATATGAAAAGGCGGCGGAAAAATGTCCAGTCGGACTACGACGGTAGCTTGTACGGAAGCACGCATTTGCCGAAGATGCTGTATGCCATGACGTGGAAAATAGATTATGACAGGCTGTCTCCTGTCATAGTGAAAAGCAGGTTGAATGAAGGGGATATCATGTCAAATCTGATGCATGTGTCCTGTCTTTTCTGTCCTGCGCTTGTAATAAACGGATGGCCGGTTGCCTATATAGAAGGGGCGGAAAATCCGTCCATTCACCCTCTCCTGAATGGACGGGAGCTTGTACCTTATCCCGGCATACCGGAAGAATACAAGGTGTGTATGGAAGTCGTGGCAAAGGCGTATGGCCTGACTGTTAGCGACGGGACGGCAGAATATCCTGTTCTGTCGGACAGGCCGGACACGTGGCTCATGTCCCGTATAGAGGGGACACGGCAGACCGGTATGCAGCCACAGGCGAAAGAGCTTGTTGAATCCATATGCGAGATTGTGTACAGAACGGAATATGGCTGCAATGCGAACAGACAGATCAAGCAGAGAGTGGCGACGGTAGAATGGGCCAACCGTATGTATTTCTATCTGATGCGATATATGAAGAAAGAAGGGTATGCCGGCATTCTGGGAACGTTCGTGGAATGGATGAATGAATTTGCATTGCACGTGACGGCGGAAGAAGCGGTGGGAGTGACATCTTACTGGAGAGGCGCGAAACCGTACGAAAACAAGGCACCGTCCGTGTCGAGATATGATGCATGGCCTTTACCGTATCAGGCAAGACTTGATCTTTATATGCGACTTGTGCCACAGGGCGGCAAACCGTTTCCGCCACCGGCTACTGAAGTGGCATGGCACGAGGCGCATGAGAGACAGACGGCGGAAAAGAGAAGGGCGGAAGCGAGAGAGCGGTATGCAAGAAGCAGAAAGGCGGCCAGAAAGGCGAAACCGGCAGCGTACGGTGACACACTGGATGACATACTGGAGGGCATGACGGTAACACGCCCAAGAAACAAGGGCTTGATAGCGTTGAAGAACGGACAGCGCATACTGACTTGCTGGCCTTCACCGTACCGGGAGCAACTTGTCGATATGCTGATGCCGGTCATACAGCAGTTTATAGACGAAAAGAAAGAGGAACTGGTGAAGATGCTGTGAAATGAGTGGTCATGCATGGCTCCGTAATGTAACATGTGAAGTCACGACATGTATCGAATGAATGGGTACGATGGATAAAGACAACATTACCGCAACGGGATCCGTACAGGGCGCGTCCCAGACACCGGCGGAAAAAGGGACGACGGAACACAGGCTGTGGGGAGCGAGACAGGAAGAATGGGCTGCATTTTCAAAACTGGCGCTGCCTGACATCAGGCCGATCGTTTCCAATCCGAACATTCCGACACTGGCGTCAATCAAGGCGGGAAAGCCCACACGAGGCGGAAAGACGTGGCTCAAGGTGCCGTCACGGAAGTACACGTATTCCGACATCGTGTCCGTATCCGGCTTCAAGGGCTGGCCGTCGTACAGGACGACGGAAGATGACATCAGGCAATGGTCGATTGATGCAGACCTTGGCTTCGGGCTGGTAGGCAATCTTGTGAAGGCCATTGACATAGACATTGACGATCCTGTGCTGGCCCAGTCGGTTGACGACTGGCTGTGCCGGTATATGGACGCCGATCTTCCGTACAGGTCAAGGACGAACTCGCCAAGAAAGATGCTCGTTTACCGGCTGAAAGACCCGGAAAAAGGCAGAAGCAAGATCGTGGTGCCTATGCCGGAAGGGATGAAAGGGCAGGTCGAGTTTCTGTTTGACAAGAGTTTTTTTGTAGCGTGCGGACGCCACCATACCGGGGCGTTGCAGACGTGGACGGATCTTCCTGAACGCTATGAGGACTTGCCTGTACTGGACAACGCCCGGATAGAGGACATGATAAACGCCTTCATAGCGGAGTTTTCACCGGCGTCGTCTCCTGTTTCGTCCTCACTGTCTTCGTCAGTGGCGGTAACGGACAGGCAGGCATTACAGGTTGACGTGGAAGACGACCTGTACAGGTTCGTTCTGGATTCTCCGTGGTTCAATGGCATCGGGCCATCGGGAGAAGTGTATGTCCTGTGCCCGTGGCGGGAGAGCCACACGGCAAAGGACGGCAAGGCGGATGAGACGGTGTTTTTCCCGAAAGGGCTTGGTGGACGGGAGCATCCCGGCTTCAAGTGTATGCACACATCGCACGGCCCGAAGAACATAGCGGACTTTACGGCGGTAGGCTACGTGCCGGAGGACTTTCCCGTAGCGAGGATAACCGACCCGAGACCTTCACTTCACCTTTTCGAGAGAAACAAGCTCGGCATTGCCAAGGCGTCCCTGATAAACATCATCAATGCGCTGCGCTGGCTGAACGGCCACGAGTTCTCGCTGCGGTACGATACGTTCGAGGATGCCATGTGGGTAAGGACGGACGCGAGACCGTGGGAGAGAGTCAACGACAGGCACTATGCGGACGCGGCCATGAAGCTATATACGCTGTGTCAGCTTGACGATCCCAACATAAACAAGTTGAGACAGGCGTTTGACGTGGTATCGGCAGAGAACAGCATAGACACGGGACGGATGTGGCTGGAAGGCACGACATGGGACGGTGTGGACAGAACGGACGTCCTGATGAGGGCCATGTCGGTGGACGATACACCTTATTCGAAGGCATGCATAACCTATTTCATGACCGCAATGGCGGCAAGGCTCGCCAACGACACGGGAACGGGCGTGCAGGCTGACATGTCGCTCGTGCTGGCGTCCCGGCAGGGAGACAACAAGTCCACTTTCCTGAAAGCGCTGTCACCCAGACCGGAGTGGTACACGACGGTGGATATGGCGTCACGGGACGCCGATACGGCGCGACTGATAAGGGGCAAGGCCATCGTGGAACTGGCGGAGCTGCGCGGCATGATGGGCCGGGAAGCGGAGGCGATACGGGCATGGATGACGGCGACATATGACGAGTATGTCAAGAAGTACAAGGAAGAAACGACGCGGAACCCGAGACGGTGTATTTTCGTCGGCACGACGAATCACAGACGGTTTCTGGTGGACCCGACAGGGAACAGGCGATGGTTGCCGCTTCCCGTGGCGTCCTTCTCTTCATCCGGGCGGCATCTCGATGTCGAATGGGTGGAGAACAACAAGGCCCAGATATGGGCGCAAGGGTACGCCCTGTACAAAAACGGCGGTATTCGGTGGCGTCAGGCACAGACGCTTGCGCAAAACGAGCATGACAAGTACCGGCAGCATTCAACCAACGAGCTGATGGTACTGAAATGGCTGACGGAGACGAATTGTACGAGGTTCAGGACGCTGGACGTTCTGCAAGCCTGCAATATACGGGTGAAGTATCCGCAAGAAATCGAGGCGTATCTTGTATCACTGGGCTGGCGGGAAGAAAACGGCCTGTGGACGATATCGCTATATTGACTGTCAATCAACAAGGAGAACGAAATGGAAGTGAAAATATCGGTGGCATTGAACGACAACGATGAACAGGAAAGGGACATGATCCTTGCCCTGTGCGATCTTGTCAGCAGAAAGGTTAACGGACAACCGGCCATGAACGGGACGACGGCAGCCATCAGGACAGGAAGAACGAAAGCCCGGTCATACTCTCAACCGGAGCCGAAACAGGCTGCCGCACAGCCCCATGCGGAAGAAAAACCGGAGCCACAGACACGGGCACAGGCACCCTCTGATGACACGGCGACCATGACAACGGAACAGTCCCATGCGGAAGAAAGACAGGAGCCACAAACACAGGCACCCTCTGATGACACTACGGTGCAGGATGACGAGCTGGACTATACAAGGGACATCCGGCCACTGGTCATCAAGCTGGTTCACGTGACAAGTCAGGAGTTCGTGATGAACTTTCTGAAAACCAAGTTCGGTATCTCATCTGCCATACAGCTTAAAAAGGATGAATACCGCGCAGCGAAGTTGATGCTGGAAGAAGCGATAAACATGAACACTACAGGAGAATGAGATGAAAAAAGGAATGGTATTGAACATGGACGGTGACTGGCTGTGCGTCATCAATGTCGGAACGTATAACACGCACTGCATCATGGAGGATGGGAGTTCGTGCCACTATCTGAACGAGGTTCTGGAAAAAATACCGGTACAGGGCTGGATAACGACGGGAGAAGGCGTATCGGAACGGCTCCGTGGTTTTGTGAAACGGTACAAGGAAAGCGGTTTTGACCGACACATGGCGGGAAAGCAGGAAGTTGTCATTGCAGTGGAGAGGGAGTGGCTGGTTGCGAGAAGAGGGCGGAAAACGACGGGGATGACGAAGCTCTCCGATATCGCAAGCGTCCAGTACTTCCAGAAAGCGGACAAGACATGCTTCAAGTCGTCCTCCGGAGAGCCATTGCTGTTCGTGGACGGTGATGTCGTCAAGGCATACCATAAAATCGTTATGGGCGGATGACCATGAGCCATTCATTGTTTTCGCCCAGTGCAGCCTACCGGTGGACACAGTGTCCCGGCTCCGTGGCACTGGCAAGGGACGTGCCGTCAACGTCCGGTGAGGCGTCCAGAGAAGGCACCATGCTGCACAAGGTCATGGAGAAACATCTGGAGAAAGCCAGACCGCTTGAGACGTTCGATCTGACGAACGAGCAGTGCGCGGCGTGCAGGGCGTGTGCCGGCCATGTCAAAAGCCTGCCGAGACAGGACACGTTCTACGAGCTCAAGGTGTGCTTCGGCCCGGCGGTAGGCCAGCCGGACGCCGAGTGCACCGGCACATCGGACGTGATACAGGTGGACGGCACGACGGTAAGGGTGATTGATTACAAGTTCGGGCGGCGGTATGTTGACCCGACGGACAACCCTCAAGGCATATTGTACATGCTCGGAGCGAGGGAGACGCTCGCCATAGCCGGGTACCGGTTCGACAGCTACGAGTTCGAGATCCTGCAACCACGGGTGGGAGACGACGTGTCCAACGGCGTCTTTACCCTGACGTCGCAGGAGCTGGACGATTGGGCCGGGAAGCTGAAAAAGGACTGCGAGCGGGTGAAGATGGCCCTTGAAACGTATGGCGGAATGCCCGAGACGACATGGAGAGAGCTGTTTCTCCGTCCGTCCGAGAGCGCCTGTACGTTCTGCCCGGCCGCTGCCACCTGCCCGGAGCTGATAGCTATCGCGACACGTGAGGCGGAAGACTTCTGTGCGGACGAGTTCCCGCTGGAGGAGAAGGTGAAAGCGACGGAGCCGGACGATCTGGCCTGCCGTCTGGCCCGGCTGCCGGGACTGAAAGAATATATCAGGGCGGTGGAGGAAGAAGCCATGCGTCGCCTTGTATCAGGCGTGGACGTGCCGGGCTACATGCTCGTCAAGGGGCGGGAAGGCAACCGGGAGTGGAAGGACAAGGAGGAAGCGTTGCTTGCGCTGGCCCACCTGAAACTTGACAGGTCGGACTGCATGACGCAACCCGACCTTATGTCCCCGGCACAGATACAGAACAGACTGGTCGCGATGGGTATGACGAAAAGGAATGCCCGACAGATCATAGACGACCTGACACAGCGCCCGCCAGCCAAACCGACAGTCGTATCGACGGAAAAGGGCGGCGTCCCGTGGGAGCCGGAAAAAGGGGTCATAAACGACTTTAATGGTCTGTAAAATCATTGACAAAGCCATTGACAAAGCCATTGATAAGTAACAAAATGTAGCATATATCGGCATCGGATTTCAGATGTGATTTAAAAGGAGATTGATATGGTAGCGAAAAGAAGAAGCACAGAAGGGTCTGTGCTGATTACGGGCAGGCTTGCGTTTCCGGCCTTGGCCCAACAGGAAAAGTACAGCAAGGACAGCAACAGCAAGCCGAGATACGCCGTCAACCTGCTTGTTCCGAAAGACGGAGAGGAGCACAAGCTGGTAAAGGAAGTGGCTTATGACCTGCTGAAAAGCAAGCTGTCCAATTCCGTAAAGACGCCGGAGCGTCTCGAGGCGGTGATCCGCGGCATCTTTTCGGATCCCAAAGGGTGTTGCGTACGTGACGGGGATATGAAGGCGTATGACGGCTATGAAGGCAATATAGTCATCTCGGCATACAACACGTCCCCGTCCCCGCGTCCGACATGTCTGGACAAGATGAGGCAGGTCATTACCGATCCGGAGGAAATCGCCCAGACGTTTTATTCCGGGTGTTATGTCCACGCCATAATCAATTTCTGGGTGCAGGACAACAAGAACGGAAAGGCGTTGAGAGCGTCTTGCGGTGGCGTCATGTTCTACAAGGATGGCGACCGGTTCTCGGGCGCTGCGATAGCCAAGGCGGAAGATTTCGGAGAGATCGAGGTCGAAGACGGGGATCCGTTCGGAAAGGACGACAATCCGCTTTTTTAGAAACAAGGGGCGTTTTGCCCCTTGTAAGGAAAGGATGCGATGACGGTAAGAGTATTGGTGTTCAAGTGTAATGAGCTGAACGAGTTGGGAAAGATAAAAAGCGGTGTCTATACGTGCACAAGGCCGATCAGAAACCCGAATGTGAGATCGGAGTGGGAATATCTCGGATGTGAAGACGATCGCTTTCTTTTCAAAACCATCCGGTTCCCGTGGCGGCCAAACGTCATACGGTTTCCATACAAGAAAGTTTTTTTCAACTGGACATTGGGTGCGAAAGTGAACATTGCATCGGTCAGTGTCATTAGGGATGAAAAAGAGAAGTTTTACAGGTGGAAGATGGAACTGGAAATCGAGGTCATGGAACCGGAGTTCGAATTTTAAAACAGACAGGAGAGTGAATGAAACTGGAACCGGGAGACATTTTGAAGTGTAAAAACGTTTACTTTGTTTTTACCGGATATGACCTGAATGCCTTTCAGTTTTATGGTATGGGCGGAAAGCGGTTCAGGGTGATCGAAAAAAAGGAGCTTGAGGGTTTCGAACTGGCAGGGCACATACTGCCCGGAAAAGGGATACTGAAAAGGTTTGACGAGTTTATAAAAGGACAGTGAAATGAAGTGTCATAACATTTTTACTCTGGACGAGAACAGGGACGAGCCGACTTTTACAAACGACAAGGGGAAATTCTTTTTACTTGATATTTTGAAAAAGGAAAAAGGAAGAAAGAAATTATTTATATACAAGGCGTTTTTGAACGACGGAACGAAAAAGTTTTTATTGACTGACGGTAAAGAGTGGCTGGATGACAAGGATTCATACGAAGAAATAGCACTTACCGGGCAGCTTTATTTGTATGGAAGGCTGAAATGAACGTACTGCAAGAAAACATGCACCGTGTTTTAGGAATGCTTGTGAAATACGATTCGAATAATTTCACACCGAAGCACCTGCGGGAGTTTGCCGGTAGTCTCGCAAATCTGGCGGACGAACTGGAAGGCAAAAGAAAGTTTAAAACTGGCGATGATATTTACTTCGTGGATCCAAAAGGGGAGGTGATGTGGCTTCCTTTCAATAGTGAATCCGCTACCCATTTAGGGTTGGTTGCATCAGAGAACGCATTTAAAACACGCGCGGAAGCCAGTGACAACATCCTGGTGGTTATGGAGATGTATAAGAAGCTGAAAGGCAAGGGGCTGATATGAAACAGGCGACGATAACAATCATTGAAACAGAGAGCGGACAACTGGATATCAACGTAGCTTTTTGTACAAAGCATGAAGATTCAATCGTCAACGAGGTCGCCATGTTTGCCGTAATGAAAATAAATGAAGATAGAAAAAGCATTGGCGGTAAAGGAAAAAAAAGTCAGGCAATCGGAGAATTTCTGGAATGGGCGCAATCAGAAGGATATTTTCTTGCAAGCTGGCAGCATTTCGGGAACCCGGAGCCTGAAGGCTATGACAGGCTTGTGACAAGCAGAAAGACAATACATCAATGGCTTGCAGAATTTTTTGAAATAGATCAGGACAAGATCGAAAAAGAACGTCAAGCATTACTGGATGAAATAAGGGCAGGTAATCATTGAATAAACATATAAAGTGAAAAGATGAAAAAGTATGAATTATTGAAAGATGACACGGTTACGCTTCCGTCTGGAAAGGTGTTATACAGAATCAGATCGCTTGTTGAACTGGATCCGTTTTTATTGCCGGGATATCTTGGCGGATATATCGAGAGCACAAAAAACCTTGATCAGAATGGCGTAGCATGGGTGCATGATAACGCTCGGGTATATGACAACGCCATAGTAAGGGGTAATGCACATATATTTGAAAATGCCGAGGTGTACGGTAACGCCAAGGTATATGGCAAGGCTTTGGTGCGTGGTAATGCCAAGATATATGGAAATGCTTGGATATGCGGCAGGGCTAGTGTTGGCAATGATGCAATGGTGAAATCACATAACGACATACAATGGTTTTCGAACGTTGGCTCCGAATGCGGGACGCTTACCGCTTACAGAACAGTAAAAGGGGTGTCCGTTACAAGAGGATGTTTTTCAGGAACGCTTGACGAGTTTAAAACCGCGGTGATCGAAAAGCACGGTACGAACATATATGGCAGACATTATCAGATGCTTATTGATGCAATAGAGCTGTGGTTTTTTGAGGAGGATTGAATAATGAGACTGGTCCTATTAAATAAAGATTATGATTCTGAATCCCTATGCGATGTCGGGCGGGATGTTATGGAATGCTTTGATCCGAAGTTCAATCCAAATGCTGAATTGGTTAACAAGTATTATCCGCAAGACAGGCATGGATTTAGTGATGCTATTTATAGAGTTCAGATTTCTGTAGACATTCCCTTTGGAACTGGGAGGACGAGTAATGACAAAGTCTAAATGGGACAGCGTGTTTCTTTCAAACCTGCATTATTTCTACGCCAAAACAGACGGGACATACGAGTTCCCGAACAGCAAGGATGGAGATCTGTTGAAGCAGGCGAAGAAAGAAATCGAAGCGTTTTATACACAGGAAAACATTAATGAGGTTATCTGTAAAGCTGTTGAAGAAGCGCTTGAAAGAAGAGTACCCAAACAGCCTGTTATGCATCTCACATATTCGGAAGTAGAAGCCCCTCATTGTCCGCAGTGTGACGTTCAGGTAAAGGAGTATCTGAAACATTGCTGGAATTGTGGACAGAAACTGGACTGGAGCGAATATGAAAAACGCTCATGATTTTTCATGAGCGTTTTGGCAAGAAGCATTAGAAATGCTCTTGAATTTACTGATCGGACTTTAAGTATACATCAAGTATCTATAGGATATCAAGCACGCATAATACAATTTCCTGTTTGATTATAACTTATTTGAGAGTGAGAGTTTAGTATGGCAAAGCCACATAAATGGGCCAAAGTCATAAAGGCTTGGGCGGACGGAAAACCGATACAGCTTAAGGACGAACGGGTAGGTGAATGGATTGACTATAAAACTGAAGATATTCCGAACTTCTCTCTGGATTATCTCGAATGGCGTGTAAAGCCGTCGAATATTGTCATCAAAACAAAGCTTAGGTATGAAATAGACAGATTTACTAATTGGGGAAAACTTGTTCAGGATACAGGAGTTAAGCCGAATATCCGTTTTGAGTTTGACCCGGAAACCCTCAAACTTGTTAAAGCGGAGATGATCGGAAATGAGTAAAGGGCTTACCGTATTTATTAAGACAACCATGCACGGAAGTGAAGCCAAAGAATTTTATTCTTGGGATAAATTAGGAATTACAGAACAGGAATTTGACGATATGCCAAAAGAAATACAAGAAAAATTTGCGTGGGAGATCGCCAGTGAAAACCTTGAATGGGGTTTTTACAAAGAATAAAAGTCCAGTATGACATGTAAAGAAAAATAGAAAATCTATACATATCCAGTATGACATGTAAAGAAAAATGGATTATCTATACATTAAAAACATGGATTTCAAAATCCTTGAACCTGCTACCTGCACGTGTGGAGGCGATCCACGAATACATTATTGTGATGCTGATACAAAAAGATTTTATTCTATCGCCTGCCCTAATTGCGAATGCAGAACAGACGATTATCTGAAACTTGAAGACGCTATGCGTGCATGGAATGAGCGAAATGGATAAGCAGATTTTTGAAGAGGATGGTGAGATATGTGTGGCGGATGATGGCGGTCAGAATGTCATATTTATATATGACCCTTATACGAAAAAGCTGATTGGAATGTTAGACATGTCATATTCAGCAACATGTCTGATTAAAAAAGAAAAACTGTATGAATAAAATTTATCTTGACACAGAAACAAGATCCGAGATCCCCATATCAAGGGGTGTATCGGCTTATGTAGAAGGCAAAATGTTTGCGGTATTGATGGTGCAGTACGCCATAAACGACGGGCCTGTACGCGTATGGGAGCCGATGGAAACCGGCATACCTGACGATCTTGTTTCTGCCATGCAAGATAAGCACATGTTCGTTATACATAACAGCGTTTTTGACAGGTTGGTCATAAACAAGTCCGGAGTATTAGGCAGGATCATTAGACCGGAAGATGTCATAGACACAATGGTACAGGCATATGCACACGGCTTCCCCGGAGGATTGGGATATCTGTCTGTAATTCTTGGACTGCCACAGGACAAGGCGAAAGACAAACAGGGGAAGATGCTTATACAAACGTTCTGCGTCCCGAAAAGAGGAAAGGAACTGACCTTTACAGAAAAGCATGACAAGCCGGAAGAATGGGCGGAATTTGTAGAATATGGACTGAAGGACGTAGAGGCTTTGAGAGAAGTTCACAAAAAGCTTCCGTCGCATAATTATCCATCTCTGGAACATGACATTTGGGTGTATGACCAGAAAATAAACGACCGCGGCATCCCGGTTGACGTTGAGTTTGCGGAGGCTGCCGTAAAGGAAGCGGCGGAAGAAAGGGTGCGGCTGAACAACAAGACATCGGAGTTGACACGTGACGAGGTTTCCGCGGCTACACAACGTGACAAGCTGCTCAAATTCATTGCAGATGATTATGGCATCGTCCTGCCTGCCTTGAGAAGCAAGGACGTACAGGACATTGTAACAAGACCGGATGTAGTATTGAAGAAAAACGATGCTGTGACGAACAAGATAGAGCGCATACTGTCTGCCGATATACCGGCGGAACTTCGGGAGCTGTTGTCTTTACGTGTGCAGTCCAGTATGAACAGCGCAGCGAAATACAAGAAGGTTCTGGATCAGCAGGTCGGTGGAAGAATGCGATACACCTTGCAGATGTACGGTGCGACAAGAACCGGACGCGATGCAGGCCGGGGTTTGCAACCGCAGAACTTGAGACGGGCGACCTTGTGGAAAGATGCAGACGACATCGAAGCGGCCATAGAACAGGACATAGAGGCCGTAAAGGCAGGAGCTATCTCTATGGTGACGAACAACACCATGCATGTATTGTCCGACCTTGTCAGGAGCGTTATATGCGCGACGCCGGGCCACAAGCTTGTGGTAGCCGACCTGTCCAACATAGAAGGGCGTGGCCTTGCCTATCTGGCGGGAGAGGAGTGGAAGCTGCAATACTTCCGTGACTATGATGCAGGCAAGATAAAATTCGATAATTACAAAATGGCTTATGCCAAGGCCATGAACATACGACCGGAAGATGTAACCAAGGATGGAAGGCAGATAGGCAAGGTTCAGGAATTGGGTCTTGGATATGAAGGCGGGGTCAAGGCGTTTCTGACTTTTGCCGCGGTGTACAGGCTGGATATAGCTGTCATGGCGGACGCGGTGTGGGCGTCAGGCGATTTGGCAAGACTTGAAGATTGCAAGCGTAAATATGATTGGGCCAAGGAGCATGGGTATCATGCCGGGCTGACGGCACATGAGTATTCAGCCTGCGAATATCTCAAGCAGTTATGGCGGGATTCCCATCCAAAAACAGTACGTTTCTGGAGCGATCTTGATACAGCGTTCAGAAACAGCATCGCAAATCCCGGAGAAGTCTTTACGGTAAACAGATTGAAGTTCAGAAAGACAGGTAGCTATTTGTTTATACGGCTTCCGTCTGGACGGGTGCTGACGTATTTGCATCCGGCGGTAGATGAGGATGGTCACCTGTCGTTTGTAGGGGTGGATCAGTTCACCAAAAAATTCCAGAGAATAAAAACATATTCCGGGAAGCTTGCTGAAAACGTAACATCTGGCTTCGCGAGAGACGTATTGTTTTATCACATTCCGGACATAGAGAAGGCCGGATATCCGATCATCTCACGGGTTCACGACGAGTTCATTTGCGAGTGCCCTGACATGCCTGAATATTCTGCAAGAAAGCTTGCGGATATGATGGCGACGCCACACAAGTGGTGTAGCGACATGCCGCTTGCGGCAGCAGGGTTTGAAGCACACAGATACAGAAAGGATTAGAAAATGCAAGAAGAGAAATTACCTATCGAGACGGCCTTTGAAGAAGGCGTTGCCATGTTCAGGCACAAGTATGGAAGCAGCCCTGAATCGGCGCACGTTTCCCGCCCTGTCGTACGGGCGGTAATGAGGCTGTTCAAAAAGCGGTATGGCGTACCGAAAAATCGCATGGAGCTGTCCATGTGCAACCTTCCCTTGTTCGAACTGAAACCGCCTTCTCCAAATTTTGAAATCCACATGATCAAGCCGATAAGAAAGGAAGATGGCACACTGGACTACTGGGTGCAGAAGATGAAGCTGGAACCGAAATGGGTTCATGAAGGCCAGCTCGCTACCGTTGGTACAGACACCTTGCAGATAGAAGGATACGAGTACGATTCAGAGGAAGAAGCGGAATGGCTGACTTCTGAATCGGAACTGAACATCCCATCGGAAACCAAAGATAAATTGAAAAGAAAGATACTGGATGGCAGCGGAAAGCAGACTGGAAAGGCATCTTGATTATCTCGTCAAGACGCATGGCGGCTTCACGAGAAAGACGGTATATCAGGGCAGGACGGGAGCACCTGACAGACAAGTGTTCATGCCGAACGGGGCCATATATTTCGTCGAGATGAAAGCCCCGGGAGAAAAACCGCGGCCCAATCAGGTAGCCGAGTTGACGTTATTGGACAGCATGGGGTTTTCCGTATGGGTGATTGATTCAATGGACGGCGTAAACGACTTCATACGACATATAACAGGGAAGAACGATGACTAAAGATATCAGAGCGCGCCTGCTGGCGGTAACAGGCGGAGTGGAAATAGGGCTGTATGTAGAAATAACGGGATCGGGTGACGAGGTCATATCAAGTCAGACCTTCACTTCGCAAACTCAAATGATCTCATATCTGACGATAGGCAAGGTTCCTGAAACGGAAGAAGAAGAGTTTGAGCTTGGAAAAAAGCTGGAGCTGGCCGGATCCGGATTCTGGCGGGACATTGTAAAAGAGAAGCTGGATATACCGGGCATGATGGAGTTCAATTCAGTTTATGCCGAAATTGCATTGATGGAAATAAAGGAAAAGGCCAATGGAAAATGATTACATAACTCTGGAGTTCGAGGACGTCAATGTAGATGTTGTGTGCTGCATAAACAAGGAACAGCAGGAAGAAGTGTTTCAGGTATTGAATCTGGATTGTAAAAAAGCGAATTATGGTACCAACGAATTTGGATCCTGTATAACCGTCGTACAAGAAAAGGATGCAAATAACATAGTCGTTTTATTCGAGCTGATGCCGAATGCATCGACGAGAGAAGTGGCGTATTTGTTTTATGACAGTGTAAGGAAGTCTGTCAAGGAAGCGATGGAGGCGTGCAGACAGAAGATCGCAATGACTGATTATACCTATGCAAGCATGTGCGAGGATGTTTTTTGTTTTCTTTATAAAAAAATAATTAACCAGCACAAGGAATACAGGGTTCAGTTGAACTTTGAAAGGCAATGGCTCGCCGATACAAACAGCTTCGTTGTACAAAAATCGGGCACTATACAATGAAACCGTTGAAGATCAGAGACTGCCAGAAGCCAATGGTGGATCTCATTACAAATCTTGACAGGGGCAACCTGTTCGCTTCTCCGGGCACAGGGAAAACTTCCGCCACGCTTATGGCTCTTGCATCCATGAGCGTGGCGGACAGTGATGTGTTTCCGGCGCTGGTTGTCGCTCCGAAGCGGGTGGCTAATATGGTATGGGCGGATGAGATAGCGCAGTGGCGACAGCTTTCAGGGCTTGAGATCGTAAAGGTACTTGGCAATGAAAAGGAAAGAACGGCGGCTCTGAAGACCCGTGCGGATATTTACACCATAAACTACGAAAACCTTGCATGGTTGCATACCGTGCTGGACGGAAGATGGCCTTTCAAAACCGTCGTCGCCGATGAATCCACCCGGTTGAAAAATCAGAGAGTTCATTTCAGAAAATATGCGTCCGGAAAAATAGTGCAGATGGTAGGAAGAGACGGTAGCAAGAACGCCCAAGCGCTGGTCAGACACGCAAAGCAAACCAAGCACTGGTATAACCTTACCGGCACTCCCGCGGCAAATGGGCTGACGGATTTGTGGGGCCAGCAATGGCCGGTCGATTTCGGAGAAGCGCTCGGATCTTCTTTCAATTCATTCAAGATGAGATGGTTCAGGAACAGGTTCGGCTCCGATTCACGATACAGTATCATTGAACCGCTGCCTCATGCTTTCAAGGAGATAACATCCCGGTTGCAATCGACTTCCGTAGTGATAGATGCATACGATTATTTCGATGTAAAAAAACCGATAGAGCTGGACATATTTGTAGAGCTTCCGGACAAGGTAAAAGCCATGTACAAAAAGGTTCACAAGGAAGCGGTACTCGAAATGGCTAGTGGCAACGTTACCGCGGTCAATGCAGGATCCGCCCTGATGAAGTGCAGGCAGATAGCATCGGGTTGCATACGGGACGATAACGGAATATGGCATACGTTGCACAAAGAAAAATTGCAGGCGGTAGAAGAACTTCTTGAAGAAATAAACGGAGAGAATCTGGTTATAGCTTACTGGTTTCAGCACGATCTGAAAGCGCTACAGAACAAGTTTCCGCAGGCTGTACTGCTTGAAAGCAACTCACGACAAAAGAAGGTGGTGGATGACTGGAATAACGGGAAAATTCCCATTCTGCTTATCCATGCACAAAGTGCAGGGCATGGATTGTCCTTGCAACACGGTGGACGGCATTTGTGTGTATACACTCAAGATTGGAACGCAGAGTATTATGCACAGGTGATAGAACGTCTTGGCCCGATCCGGCAGGCTCAATCAGGCTATGACAGACTGGTGTACGTGCACAGACTGATAGCGAAGAATACCTGTGAAGAAGCCATTGCAGAAAAACAAAAAGACAAACTGACGATGGACGAGGCAATACGACGGGCGGTAGCTATGGAAATATAGCTACAGTTTGTAGTATCATGATAAAATGAAAACGGAAAAGGAGATCGACTATGTTCAACGATGATTGGGATTACAACGTAAGGGAGATGGAAAGAGAGCTGGACCTTATGGACAGGATAGCGGACAAGAAGATGGAGCTGCTTGAATCCCGTTACGATTACAAGGATCCGGAGAACAGAAGATATGCGCTCATGAAATGCGTTTATTTCGATTGTGCTGACAAGTTTGGCCTGACGGAAGAAGTCCGAAAGCTGAAAGAAGCCTTGGCAAACAACGAATTTACCGCGGCGAAGGAATGCGTAAACACCATATCCAGCCGGTTTTGGGATAGCGAAACGGAAGATATGGCGGTATCTTTAATAATGGACAGGGAGTATCAACAGGAGAACGAATATGGATTATGAAGCGAAATTGAAGACGGCTAAAGACATGCTGGAAAAAAAATACATCATGCACCCTGATTACCGTCGCAAGGATAATCCGGCACATTCATACCCAGAATCATGGTTCATGCGGAAAGTAAAAGAAGAAAGCCTGAAAAACAAACTGAACAGGAGTTGCCATGTCAATGGAACGGATATAAAATAATCGTGATTTTTTTTTTTTTTTTTCATGAATTTTTCATCTTTTCATGCATTTTAACGGCGGTGTTATACCGCCGTCTTTTTGTGCCGATAGCTTAACTGGCAGAGCAGAGGACTCATAATCCTTTGGTTACAGGTTCGATTCCTGTTCGGCACACCACGATAGGCCCAATGCTCGGACCATTGTTACCGCTTGTGATTACATGGATGGTACAACTATGGAACGTAGGTGCGGTAGTTGCCGGGTTAAACTCCCGGCGGGCCTGCCATCAATCTCCTGTCGGCTTTCCAACGATCATTCTGTATCGACGGACGAAATCGAACATGTAAGGTTCTTTCTGCTTGTATATTTCTTTTCGCCGTTTGACCTTTTCCTCTTCGGAAAGCGTCTTGTTTTTGGAAACTTTCGATACCCGGGACTTGAACTCACTGTTTATCTTGTCCCATTGATCGCCTAGCCGTAACAATGCCTGCTGCTCTTCAGTAAGATCTTCTCTTTCACCGGCGGAAACTCGACGGCGCAGCGTCATGATTTCTTCCTGTGCATTGTAAAACTGAGCTTTCGCTCCGTCCGTTGTAAAGTCTCTGAAAAATCTTCTCGCTACAGGATTGGTGACCGTTTTACCCTGTTCTTTCTTGAAGGGATCGTCTATGAATCCTGACAAAACCATTCCGGGAATGCCCGTCATATAACCTTGCAGCATAATCCTCACCTGTTCCGGTGCCAAATCGACGCCGAAAGTCTTGCGTATTTCAATGGCGATCTGTTTGTAAAAGTCCGGGACGTTCGTTCCGAACTGTTCGCTTCTGAACTGATCTGTCTTTTCCCATTGCGTGTTTATGACAGGAGCATCGTATGATGTCCTGTTTACCGCAACAGAGACAACAGGTCTTAACCATGTCGGAGAGAACATGAGCATGAACGCCTCTGCCGGGCGCTTGGTGAAGTCTATGCCTACAGGCT